TCCACGGTAAAATCCTCTGATCATAGATTCAGCTACTTGGGGTGCAATTGCATCCGTAGCTTCTTCTAAGTCAGATGAAAGGACATAACCATTAGACAAAGGCTTCACATTGTGAAGCAAGTCTAGGTATAGCCAAGCTTGGTCGGCTCGTTTGAGTCCGGCTTCAGCTGACACATGTCCTGACAGCAAACTCTTAGTCAAATGACCAAAAGGTTGCTGAAGAATGATCGCCCACCATTTGGTGACGGTGATGATTCTCGCTTTTCCACCCGGTTCAGGGACCACAGAGGTCCTTGCTGGAATTGGCTTCAAGGGATTCCCTTGAAGATCCAAAAAGCCTTCATTGAAGGCCACCAGCAAAGCGGTGTAAAAGATTTGCACTCCAAGATACGAATCGTATCCTTCGAGCGCATATTCGCCAGATTCAACTTCAGGATCATAATCCTGGCGTGGCTGACCAAACCCGTAAACGGGTGCATCAGACCACACGAATCTAGCTTTCCAGCGTGGGTCGGACGAAGGAAGTTTTTTCTTCAACCTGAGATTCTCAGGCCTTCCCCACGTTGCGTAACGTGGGATACCTTGCTCCTCCCGAACGGAAATTCCGAACGGAAGTTGAAGGTACCCACTGACGGAGGGAGCATCGGTAAGAATCTTACTGATGTCCTCCTGGATGGCTGCACCACGGCCGCCGTTGACTTTACTAAAGTCAACGTCGCCTGCTGTACTCAATGAGATATGGCACAGTGCAGTCAAATTCGAAGTCGATTTTCGAGAAGAAATTTTCTTCCCGACATATCGGGCTCCGAGTGAAGCTCGTTCGAGATTAACACTTGTAGGTACAAATGGTACCGAAGTGGTCTCGATGAACTTATCAAGGGCGGCTACCTGTTTGGTAACACCACCAGGAACCATCTGTCTCGTTGAGAGCAGATGGGCCACTGCTGTGCCCTCGAGTTTAGTCTTCAAACCATTGGTTTGAAGGCTACGAATCGGATTGTAAGCTAATAGCTTACGGAAAGGATTCCTTTCACTAATCCGAACATCCTCCAAGGTATGTTGTCTTGAAACATTGTTCCAAAACACCGCCGTGAACTCCTTCCAGAAGGAGGTCACGAGGTCCACATTAAACATTGAAATGTGGAACACTTTCCTAAAGAGGAAACGAAGGAGTGGCCGGTTCTCTTCATTGAAGAGATCGGTATCAAATAGAAGAAGGGAATCAATGATCCCCTCCCACTCCTCGATCCAACGCAGAACGTCTCGCGCCGAGCGCGTTGGCAAAACTTGCGTTGCAAGCTTGTAACTAACAATGTTAGTTATGATGAGCGATTTTTGGAACCGCGTGGAATTTCCACGTGTTGCTTTGCCAAGGGCAAAGGCCTTCCTATTCCATTTTGGAAGAGAAAGGGTCCCATCACTCGCTAGGTACGGGATGAAATTATCATCCACGGTACCTTTCCCAGATCCTCCTACGGCAATCCTAAGGTTTGTCGTATTAGAGGACTTGAGTCCGGTGCGCATTGAGGAATT